CCTTACTTATGCCCAGGCGATTCAAAATCAACTGGCTGCCACTGTTTCACCAGTGCCAGTGTATGCAAATTTCAACAGGAATTTTGCAGAGCAAACTCAATTTTTGGTTTGGCAGCTGCGAAATGTCCATCAGCCAGTCTATACAGGGCCAATACAATCCAACAAAGGGATTGACACACCAGTTTTTCAAACATCGGTATTTGCCTCAGACATGAACAATTGTTTTAGTATGGCAAATACAATTTTGCAAGCATTGCATGGATTCTCTGGATTTTTTGGTATCAAAGGGGCATTTGCTGGTATTTATGTAGCAAAAATTGATATTTCTATGCTATACAATACCTATGATGACAATGTAAAATTGAACCAAATAATCTTGGATTGTCGGATGGACATCCCATGTTGATAAAACAAAACAATTCGTTTAATTTTTCTCAAAGGATTTAATCATGGCATTACCCAATCAAGTCTTACCAGGCTTTGCAGCGTCACTCTGGTGTCAAACTGGAGCATCACCCACACCATTGACATTGACTCAATTGTCCACTTGGACTGGTCAAGTCGCTGGCATTATTGGCACAGCAGCTGGCGGCACTGGCTCAACTGCACAACAATTGTTAGTGGAAGATATTCCAGCATTTGGCCAAGATGACGCATCGGCCAATTTTGCAGTGGCTGGATCAAGACAGTCAGATATCATTCCAACTCAGTCAAAACCCACATCCATGACGATTGTGGCAGCATGGAATCCATCAGATGCTGGTTTGCTTTTAATCAGAGCTGATGCCTATTCTGGCGTGATTGATCGGACTTTTGTGGTGGCAGCATCATCAGGTGCAAATACAGTGGCTTATGCTTTCAATGGTCGTGTATCTGAATTCAAAGTCGATATGAATACCAAATCTGAGGGCAAAGTTACATTTACAATTCACCCCAGAGGCAATTTGTACGGCTGGTCAAATAACACATAATCAGGCAAAACCATGATTACAGTTCAATTTGCAAACGGCAAGACTTATCAAGTGGAAGATATTGATGAGGCAATTGCCAAATGTTTGGCCAATGGGGATGACCCATTTCGGCCAATAATTGTTGAAACACCAGTAGAAACAAAAACAGAATAAAACACAATGACAATAATACAAAACAATAATGATCTTTTGGGGTATTTGATAAACCAAGCCGAGTCTGGTAAAAAGGACTGGTTTGGTTTTTCACAACAAAAAATTACTGGTATTAATTTGGCGTTTGATATTGCCAAAAACCATGCTGACTCGATGACCCCAGAGGAAGTGGTCGATTACGTCATTTTGCTCAACAGCATGATTTTTAAAAAAATCATTATTGGAAAGCTAAATTAAATGGCAGATAAATCAAGCATGACCATTAATTGGAATGGATTTAAAGAGTTTCAAGATTTACTAGATCAAATTACAGATGATTTTGGCGAAAAAGATGCTAGTAATATTTTGAGAAGTGCTTGTCGATCAGCAATGGTGCCAGTATTAAATGCAGCCAGACAATTATTAATTGATAATGATAATGTTGATACCGGCCAATTATTGAAATCATTGCAAGTCGAATCTAGAAAACCAACATCCAAAGATAAACGATCAATTTATACAACACCAACCATGGTGATGATATCCAGAGTGACAGTTGCACCTGGGAATAAATTTCAACCCGATGTAAAAGGCGAAAAAAGACTTTTGTCTAGGACATTCAAAAACAAAAAGACCAACAAATTACAACATATGGTCAGTGATGCCAGGGCAATTGCAATTGAATTTGGAACGGCCAAATGGCGCAAAGGCAATGGGATGCCATTTATTCGGCCAGCTTTAGAAAGACACGCAGTTGATGTCACTAATTCATTGGGTGATTCACTTGGCAACGCATTAATAAAATACAAATCAAGACACATGGGAACAAAATGAACAACTTAGAAAACGCATTTGGTGCAAAATTCACCGACAAAAAAGACAATTTAAGGACTCGCACTTTTGAAATGGGTGGCCATACATTCAGAGTCAAAGTGCCATTGACTTCAGAAACTGAGGCCATGTTTGAGCGAGTTAAAAATGTGGATGAGGCCAAAGTCAAAGAAATTTACGATAAATTGGCTGCTGAGGCAGAACAGCACAAAGGTGATGATGGATATGAATTTAAAGATGATGACATCATTGTCAATGGCCGATCTTTAAAAGAAGTGGCCAACGGCAAGGTTTTGACCGAAAGCAGGATCACTGAGCTGGTCAGGCTGCTGGTGCCAGAAAACAAAGACTTTGATATGGCCACAATTACTTATGCGGATATCGAGGAATTATTTCCATTTTCCATCCAAATGGATTTGGTTAATGAAATCAATAATGTCATTTCACCTGGATACTCAAGTCGGGGAAAATAATTGGGTCGGTTCGCAGACAGGTCAAAGCGTATATCACAGCCCATGGGGCCGACCCAGACAACATTGACGAGGAAACATTCAGCGATATTTCGGTGATGTATGCCGATGGATTAATTGGCAATCGAGGCATTTTGGAGGTTTTGGGGACACTGACAGCTGGTCAGTTTAATAAGATGTTGCCCAAGGGCAAAAGTCCCTATACACTCGAGGATATAATCAATCGATCATTTGATTATTTGTATCCACCATTGTCTGATGCAGAGAAAAAGGAATTGGCCAATCAGAGATTATTAACATTTTTGATGACCAAACCAGACATACCAAAAGAATTGCTGGAAAGTAAATAATGGCCACTATCATTGCTGGTTTGGGCGCACAACTTGGACTCGATACTACCGAGTTCAAAAAAGGTATTTCTGAAGCCAAAAATTCACTCAAAGAATTAAAAGAATATTTGCCCGAGGTTTTATCGGCTGTTGGTCTTTATGAGATGACCAAAGCATCGATGGAATTTGCTGAACAGCTGGCCAAGGTGGCTGAAGCCAATGATCTGGCCATTGATACAGTTTTAAGGCTCCAAAACGCATTAGCTATGTCTGGCGGTGAGGCAGATCGAGCTGGTTCATTATTGGCTGGATTTTCCAAAAATATTGATTTGGCAGCCAATGGATCTGCCAAAGCGCAAAAAGCATTTGCAATGGCCAATGTCTCATTAAAAGACTTGGCCACAATGTCCAGCACTGACCTATATACAAAATTAGTTCAAGGCATTGCATCAATTGAAGATCCAATCACTAGAAATGCCAAAGCCATGGAATTATTTGGCAAAGCAGCTCGAGGTGTTGATTTTGTTGAATTGAATAAGCAAATTGAAGAAGGTGCTGGTGTTAGTGATCAACAAGCCAAAGCGGTTACTGATGCAGCTGCTGCATGGAAAACTCTTGGTCAAATTGGTCGAGATGTAACTTTAATGTTTGCGGAACAAACTGGGCCAGTTTTAAAACAAACCATTGATTATTTTAAAGAAACATCAGAAGTAATTATTCATGGTTTTGGAAGTGTTTTATTTGTTGCATTAGGAAATTTAGTTGATTTTGCTGCAAATGTAACATTTGTAATTCATGGTGTTTATGATGAAATTGTTCACACAATATTAAATGCAAAAACATTGATGACTGAAGGCATCGATGCTGCCATCAAGAAAAATCAAGAATATGATGCAATGAGAGAAGCAGCAGCTCAAAAATTGGCTGCATTTGAAAATAATCTTGCAAAAATTGCTGATGAAAAAAATAATTCTCAAGATCAAGAAACAGAAAAAAGCAAAGAACATGAAACAGTTCAGCGAACAATTATTGATGCTTATGCCAAACAGCTTGACACAATAAATGCACAAATTGCAGCCACTAAACAGCAAATTGCAATTGAAAATCAAAAGTCAAAATTAATACATGATCAAATATTTGATAATGATTTGATTATTAAATATGCAACTCAAGAATTGGATTTAAAACAAAAAATTACAGCAATTGAATTAAAGAGAAAAGAAGAATTAGCAAAAAATGCCAATACAAATCCTGAAGTTATTGCAGCAATTAATCAAGATGCCAATTTGAAAATTGCATTGGCCAGAAAAGTCAGTGATGATGCCAAATTAAAATTCAAAGAACAATACGATTATCAAGTTCAATTGGCCCAACAGGCCAGAATGGCCACTGGAATTAACGAGGAAAGACAGTCACCTCTTGAATTGCAACAAATGCAAGAAATGGAAGATGCCAAGATTGCATCATTCAATAAGCAAACTCAGCAAATGCTTATTCAAAATGATTTGACTAATCAAAGATTGGAATATGAAAATAGTATTGTTGGATTGATGCCAAGAGAACAGCAATATTTGCTTGAGAAATATGATCTAGAAGCTAAAATTGTGGCACTTTACAAATCAGCTCCAGCCACTATTAATAAAACAGATTTGGAAAATCAAATAAATAAGATGAGACAGCAAGATGAGCTGGGCATTCAGATCAAACAAAATACATTAGATCAGCAAAGAACATTTGAATATGGCTGGAAAACTGCATTTGATTCATATATTGATAATGCAACAAATGCAGCCAATACTGCAAAAAATATGTTTAATTCCGTGACATCAAGCATGGATAATGCTCTTGCAAATTTTGTCAAAACAGGCAAATTAAATTTTGCTGATTTGGCCAGAACAATTATTCAAAATATAATTACTATTCAATTACAAGCTCAAGCATCATCTTTGCTTGGTGGACTTTTAAGTGGTGGATTGTTTCAATCAAGTAATGTGGCAGTGCCAGGTGAAGGCACAATGAGCATTAAAGATTATTTTGGTGGCCCTAAAGCAGCTGGTGGTGATGTATCTGGTGGCACACCATATTTGGTGGGAGAACAAGGGCCAGAATTGATTGTCCCTAAAGGATCAGGTACTGTGATTCCCAACAATAAATTAATGGGGATGGGTGGAACAAATCAAAATATCACCAACAATTACATCAATGCAATTGATACAAAATCGTTTGAGGATCGGCTATATGGCAGCTCTGGAGCAATTTGGGCAGCCAACCAATATGCCACCAAAAACATTGCGACAACGAGGAGCAGAACATAATGGCTGGCTTTCAAAACATTGTTGATATTCAACAAAAGATGACAGTGAATAATCGGAGAATGATTGGCCAACAAGTGTCACGATCTGGGCAAGTCACAGTGGCTCAATATCTGACATCGGTGCCATGGGTTTTTACAATAGTTCCACATAATTTTTTGTATTACCCACAGACCAGAGACATAATCCAAGCTATTGATAATCTGGATCGGCAGCTGCCCGATTACATTATATTTGCATCGAATCAGTTATCGTGGTTTACGCAAAACCAAGGAACGGCCACAGTGGCCAGTTTAAGTGGCACACCAACACCCAACAGCCAAACAATCAATTTAACCTCAAATGGCACTTATAAGGCTGGCGATTTCATATCCATCAATGGTTATGTTTACAAGATTACCAACGATTCGACTGGATCAGTAATTTATATTAATCGACCATTGATTGGCGAACCGACATCGGCTGCACCAGTTCTTTTGGGCAATGCGTGTTCGTTTTATGTGGTGGCCGAGCAATGTCCCACATACTCATTGACACCAATGACCAATGGTGCATTTGTCGAATGGTCTGGGCCATTTGTATTTCGTGAATACATTACAGGATAATTATGTCAACAGCAATTGCAGCACTTGGATCCAGTTCAATTCGATATGCTGAATTTGTCGAATTGATTCTTACAGTTTATGCTGGAGAATTTATTGTTGGCAGCACTTATACTATTTTTGTTGTTGGCACGACTGATTTTACAGCTATCGGTGCATCATCCAATACAGTCGGAGTGACATTCACGGCCACTGGCGTGGGATCAGGAACAGGTAAAGCGCAGCAGATATTTACATTCTGTAATGCAGCTGGCCCAGTCACAATCAATGGGATCAGATATGCTGGTTATGGCACATATCTTGGCGTGAGTGAAATTCAGCAAGATATGAAAGCCAGCAGTGTGGATATAAAGATATCTCTGTCTGGCCTCGATATCAATGTGGTTTCACTGATATTGGCATCACCAGTCAAAGGCAGCACTGTAAAAATTTGGCGTGGATTTCTCGATGCCAGCAATCAAATTGAAACCATTGGCGGTGTACAACAGTTTTTCCAAAGATACCAAGGCATCATCAACAATGTGGCCATCAATGAAAATTTTGATGATCAAAAAAGGCAGCGCACTGTTGTTTGTATTGTGTCTTGTGCATCGATGCGATTGGTGCTGGATTCGAGATTGGCTGGCATTAAAACCAATCCATCCAATTGGCGGTTTTTGTATCCCAACGACACCAGCATGGATCGAGTGCCAGTGATTGCATCGACTTATTTTAATTTTGGCCAAAACCCAATACCAGGCTCGGCCACCAAGGTTATCGGATCAACTCAAACCAATCCAGTGCCATTGGTGAAATTTTCAAACACATGATTAGACTGGCAAACAAATTTGATATTCCAATTTTGATTGCAATGATTGAGGAATTCTCAAGAGAAACATTGATTCAAAAATACAAAGATCAAACATTGTGGGAAAAGAAATATGTGGGAAATTTGCTTTACAGTTTGATTGTCGGTCGAGGTTTTATTGTCATTGATGAGAATTTGAAAGGAATGATCATTGCCATGATCACACCAAATATTTGGTGTCCAAAATCAAATCAACTCAATGAGCTGGCATGGTGGGTTGATCCAGAGGAGAGGAATGGTTTGCTTGGTGGCAAATTATGGCTAGAATTTAACAAACAGGCTCAAAAACTATTGGATGAAAAGCGCATCGATGTGGTGATGACATCACTTATGGCCAACAGTCCAAGCATTGATTATTCAAAACGTGGATTCAAACAATTGCATACAACTTTTTTCAGAGAATAAAACATGATCGAATCAGCAATTGCAGCATATGAGGCATTCTCTGCATGGTATGCCACAGCTGGGATAGCAACACAAATGGCAGTGACATTTGCCATTTCAGTAGTTGCATCGAGGATATTTGCACCCAATGTGCCACAGGCCCAGCAAAACAATATTAGGCAGCAAGTGCCACCAGATCCAACGGCTGGCATTCCATTGGTCTATGGTGATGCATACACTGGCGGTCGGTTTTGTGATGCGGTTTTATCACAAAATCAAAAGCAAATGTTTTATGTGATGGTGATTTCAAACATCAGCCCAAATGGCCAATTTATTTACAATTTGCCGACACCAGGCAATCCATCCAATTTTTACTATCAAGATCAGATCATTACATTTGATGCTTTATATCCAGCCATGGTATCTACTTTGACCGATGGTGCAAACAATGTAACTCCATTTGCAAATCAACTGTATATCTATTTGTACACATCTTCCCCTACTGGCACGATCACACCGATCAATACGACTTATATGCCATGGGAAATAATGAAATATGATGCTGGTGATGAAAATACTTGTCCATCAGGACAGCAATGGGCCAGCACTAATCGAAATATGAATGGATTGGCGTTTGCCATTGTGCAGTTGGTGTATAACCAAAATGCACCTGGCACTACTTCATTGCAGCCAGTTACATTTTATGTGAGCCATTATTTGAATGGAGCTGGATGTGCCAAGCCAGGCGATGTTTGGTATGACTACATTACCAATCCGATTTATGGCGGTGCCATTGATCCATCATTTGTCAGCTCTGCCTCAGGCGCAGCTCTGAATGCTTATTCAGATGAATTGATCACCTATACACCAGCAGGAGGTGGCACAGCATCACAAGCCAGATACCGATTTAATGGTGTTTTGGATACTGGCCAGACTGTATTGTCAAATATCGATTTGATGATGACTTGCTGTGATTCATGGCAAGCATATCAGGCAGCCACTGGATATTGGCAAGTGGTAATCAATAAAGCTATTTCACCATCATTCGCATTTGATGATAATAATATTGTTGGATCAATCACAGTGGGGGAGCTGGATATCACCCAAATGGTGAATCAGATTGAGGCCAAATTTAATGATTCAACAAATAGGGATCAGGCTGGTTATGTGAATCTACAAACCCCAGCCAATTTGATATATCAAAACGAGCCAGTTAACAAATTCACTGTTTCATATGATTTGATCAACAATTCGGTCACAGCTCAATATTTGGCCAATCGAACACTTGAGCAAAACAGACTTGATTTGATTGTCAGTTTTTCCACCAATTACACTGGAATTCAGGTCAATGCTGGCGATGTGGTCACAGTGACCAATTCAAGCTATGGCTGGACAAATCAACAATTCAGAGTGATGCAAGTTAAGGAATCATCATTGCCAGACGGAAATCTTGGTGCAGCAGTGCAGCTGATTGCTTATGATGCCAATGTTTATGCTACTGGGGACATTACTCAATATCATCCAA